TGCCGATCACATCGAACTTGTCGGGCGTCTCGACCGGCACGAGAGAGACCTTGCGGTCGCGCTGCTGGCGCTTCAGCTCGTCGCGGATGATGTCGATGAGATCGTCACGGCTCACGACAGCCTCTTGCGCGCGTCGATGATCGAGACGTTCTGCGCGAGCAGCTTGAAGGTCTGGATTGCGCCCGCGCTGTTGGCGAGCGCGCGCCAATCGACAGGCAGCTGATCGCTCAGAAACCGCGCGACGTGCGGCGAGAGCTTGTCGATGTCATGCTTGCGCAGAAAATTCTTGACCGCCTCGACGCTGTCGATGTTCGGACGGAGCGCGGACGGGTTGAGCTGGAAGATCACCTGCTCCAGCACCGCGACGCGGGCCTCGAGCCGGGCGATCTGGGCGTTGGTCTGGCTGCGGTCAGTCATCACCCAATGCCCTCCGCGCGATTTCTCCGACCGACGTGATGACGTGGCGCATGCAATGCGCTGAGATGCTGTCGAGGCTGATGCCTGCAGCTTCCAGCGAGGCGCGCGCCTTCTTCAGATCGGGTTCGGGGAAAACAGAGAGGGGATAGGCTTCAGACCACTGCACAATCGACTGCAGTCCGTCTTCCATCGCTTCGCAACGCTCGCACATCATCGTCTGTCCTCGATGATTGGAGCCGGGTCAGTGCAGATTGGGCTGGGGGGCTGAGGCTGCACTGCCCGACAAGGCCCCGATGACACCGCTTCAGGGGCGGCCAGAAGCGGTATGTCGGGGCTTGCCGAAAACTACGCACAATTCGCCCCTGTCGTAAAGAGTTCGACTTAGCGATTTTGGGCCGGATGCTCAGAAATCTCGCGCACGCGCCAACTCTTACGAGCGCAGTATGCGCGTAGCTCGTTATCCGTCTTCCCGATTGCCCACTTGAGGATCGGCGCGGCCTCCGTGACCTTGCCGTCCTCGACGATGAGCCCGGCACAGAAGTGCGGCGCGGTGATCTGGAGCATAGGGGGCATGGGGGCATAGGGGGCATCGGAAGCGAAAAATATCTGTGACCGGGCCGCAGGCCCTACCCGACTCATGGCCAGCTACGTCCGCGACTGGAGAGGACCATGGGCAGACCACGAAAAGAACGGCTCATCAACTACGCGCCGCGCGGGATGCGGGCGCCAACAGCGGCCCGCTATCTTGATATGTCGGAGAGTTCGTTCCTGCGGCTCGTCAGTGAAGGCCGCTTTCCATCGGGGATCAAGATCGACGGCATGGTGGTCTGGGATCGCTACGACCTCGACATCGCGTTCGAGAACATCAAGACACGGAAGCGAAACACCTTCGCCGTGGCGTTGGGGCTTGAACCCGACGACGGCCCGTTGCCGAGCGTCGTTGAGCTGCAGGAACAGGCGAAGCGGCAAAGGCAGGCGCAGCGCGACCGCGACGAAGCGGCCCGCGAATTAAAGCGGGAAATCAAGCGGCATCGCGAGGAGCGCAGAAAGCCCGTCGGTAAAAAGAGGGGCGCGCCAGGAACAGTCAAATAGGCCACGGGGCGAAGGCAAAGGCGGGGAAAACCCGCCACTTAGCTCGACCACTTTGAGGGGAGCTGCTAGCTTTTACGCAACTGGGGGAAGTGGAAATGGACTTGAGTTTTTGGCTGGGGATTTTGTGTGCGGCGGTGGTCGGCATACCCTTCTCGATAGCAGCCAATCTATGGACTGACCCGGTTCGCGGGTATTTGGGCAACCGGCAAGTTGCGAAGTTGAACCAGACGCGGGACCGAGAGCTTCGGCGGTACTGGTACGTTCGACACATCATGGCAGGCAGCGGACAAGTCCTCGCCGATCTCCAATTTCGGCAATCGTATGCCATTCACGGCGCAGTGTTCGCCGGTCTCTACTACATGATGATGCTCTCCATTGGCTTCTTCGCCTACGTCGGCCAAAAGACCGAAGTGTTGCACAGCAGAACCGCAGCGGTGGTGTTCATCATCTGCACGATAGGGGCCGCAGCACTCGCTGCGACCAGCATGCTGCAAATGTTCAACGTGCTGCGCATTATGCGCCGCGTGCGGAATTTTACCGCTTACGAGCAATCCATAATCGAGAAGTGGGGCGAACCGGTCCCCGAGGATCAGTAGTCCGGCTTATTCCAGCGGTACGATGGCGAAGCCCTTGGTCTGGCCGACGCTGCGCAGCGCGCCGCGCGCCTCGTCATAGGCTCCGGCGAGCAGCGCGGCCTCATCTGCCGTGAGCTGCTTGCCGATCTTGGCGTTGCGGACGCCGTGCTTCCTGCGCAGCTCGTCTAGCAGCGCCTTGGCTTCTGCCCGCGTGCCCTTGAAAACAAAACTCAGCCTGAAGAACTCAGCCATGGTTGCGTCTCCGATAGTCGCGCATGTAGGCGGCGCGGTCCCGCTTCGGTTTTGTCATGCTGGCGGACGCCCTCCCGGCACCAGCACACTCAGCTGCCGGGCTGGCGTCCTGCCCGCGCGTCTCCAAGTCAGCGACCTGTCGGTCGAGCCGCTCCAACTCGCAACAGGCGTTCAGCACATCTGGCTGGCGGCTGAAGGTCCGTCGAAGCCTGGCAATCAGCAAGACAGTCTGGATGTCCATGGGCTGGTTACACTGGTTACGATTTGCTGGTTACAGCGTAACCATGTCGAAGGTGCGGCGGCCACCGGGGAAAGGCACCCGGTGCCGCCGCTGCGGGTGTTGTTCGTCCGACTGGGACTCCGCCCGCTGGTCCCGTGGGGCCGAGGCCCCCTGCACACGCCCACGGCGTGACTGCGAATTTCTGGAGGTGGCGGTGACATGGAGGGGGGTGTTGAAATAAGCATGCTTGCTAGGGAACTTTTCCTCCCTCGGGTGACGCGGTTGCCAGGATCGCTGCTGCCATTGCGCGAACTTTTCCCGATTTGACTTAGCGCAAAGCGAACCTCCGCGCTGGGAGTAGCGTTATCAACGTACCGAGCGACATCGAGTTAGGTTGTTACGGTCACGAGCACCCGCCTGCTAGGTAGGCCCCTCGCTGCTCAGCGCCCCTTTAGATGTTCGTTTGGGCTCGGATCGGTAAGCTCTGATGTCGGTCGATGCGGACAATCTTGAATCACTTGTGCGCTACGCTTTGCTGACGACGCGGGCCACAGCCGCTTGTCCGTTCCACCCGGATGTAATTGTTCGAGTCGGCGACTCTAACGCCGAGACTCACGCATATAATCGGGCGAAAGCCATAAGCAGAACCGACGGTACGTGCTGGGATCATGACGACCTGATCGAGGAGATCGCATGCCAACTTGGGCGGGCAGCCGACGGCGCCTGCCCCCGATGCGAACCGGTCCGTAATTGTGCGCCAGGCGAAGGTCCTGAAGCTGGCTCGCAGCACGCATCACCTACATTCCGATGCGGCGTGGCTTCGTCTATCTCGCGGCGGTCGTCGATGTGTTCAGCCGACGGGTCCTGGCCCATCGCGTCTCGATCACAATGGAGGCGGCCTTCTGCGTCGAAGCGGTCCAGGAGGCGTTGGCGAAGCACGGCAGGCCCGAGATTTTCAACACGGATCAGGGCAGCCGTTCACCAGCCTCGAGTTCACCGATGTGCTGCTGGACGCGAAGATCGCCATCAGCATGGACGGCAAGGGCGCCTGGCGCGACAACGTGTTTGTCGAGCGGCTCTGGCGCACGGTCAAATACGAAGAAGTTTATCTCCGCGCCTACGACAGCGTGTCCGAGGCGCGAGCGTCAATTGCCAAGTATCTGGCCTTCTACAATCAGGGACGCCCTCACTCGAGCCTTGACGGGCGCACGCCCGACGAGGCTTACTTCGGCACGCAAGCTATGGTGATGGCCGCATGACCGTCGCCGACGGTTTTGTCGTCGCTCTGGTCGGGCTACGCCCTCCCGACGCAACGACAAAACCGTAAAGCCCCGCGTTCAGCATAACCCGGCAGGAATCCACTTAAATCCAGCGGGGCGCTGTCCAAACAACCGGGGCCAGCTCTCTGCGCCCTTTCGGGCACGCATCAGCTTGCGTTCGAGGTACAGGACGCGGCCAGCTCGTGCGCGAGACACGGCGTGGCTAAAGTCCGTGTGCGCCCTTATCCAATCATACACCGCGTCCCGGCTCACCCCGATCAGTCCGGCAAACGCTGTCAGGCTCAGTCCCTCGCTGGTCATGGCCTCGACGACCATGTCGCAATACTCCGGTCGGTAGTCACTCGGCCTGCCGAAGGTCTGGCCGCCCCTGTAGTGGGCTGGGAGTGTGGTCTGCTTGAAGGGTGCCATCGCTCAGCGCTCCGCGCCTGGACGCATGAAAGGGGCTGCCAACTGGAGCATGGGGCTGTCCGGTGTGCCCCCGAGCGGCAGCTCGTCCAGCTCGGGCTGGCTATCCCGACGCCCCCAGTCAAGCAGGCTCACCCTCCTCGCCCGCCTCTCGTCGGCCCGCCGTTCGCGCCGCAGGTCGTGCGCCGCCCGCGCCTCCGGGTTCCGGCACCTCGCCGTCCGTCTCATAGTCGTCCTCCGTGCAGTTTTGGCCAAGCGACTGGATTTCAGGCGGCGCGGCCCCTATGTTCTCTCGATAATGGATGCTCAGCACCCCCTTCCAATGTTTGGATTTTAAATCCCCTGAACCTTGGGAATCTGGCATGCTGATGGGCAACCGCAATTTTCTATCAACCCAGCGGCGTCGATCATCTCGCTATGCCAAGTGTAAACCCCGATATCCTACGCTGGGCGAGGGAAACTGCCGGTCTGTCGGCCGAGGACGCAGCTGCTAAACTCGATCTCAAAGACGCACGCGGCGTAACCGGAGCCGAAAGGCTCGCCGCATTAGAGGCTGGAGAGCGTGAGCCGTCGCGACCGCTCTTGGTTCGCATGGCGAAGCATTATCGTCGCCCCTTGCTGGCTTTCTACATGGCTGCGCCTCCAACACAGGCCGAACGGGGTGAGGATTTTCGAACGCTGCCTCCGGAGCATTCGATAGCCCAGGACGCGTTGGTGGATGCTCTGATACGCGATGTTCGCGCACGACAGCAAATCGTCCGGGAAGCCTTGGAAGAAGAAGATGCGGCGATCAGGCTGCCCTTCGTCGGATCGATGACGATGCGTCAAGGGGCTAATGCGGTCTTGGCCTCAATTGTCGAAACGCTGAACTTGGACTTGGAGCGCTATCGGCGCGGCACAAACCGCCAACCTGGCGGCTTCGCCTACTTACGCCATCAAGCGGAGCAGGCTGGCATTTATGTGCTGCTCATCGGCAATCTCGGCAGCCATCACACGAGCCTCGATGTCGAAACCTTTCGAGGCTTTGCGCTCGCCGACGAAGTCGCGCCCTTTGTCGTCGTCAATGATCAGGACGCACAAACGGCCTGGGCATTCACACTGCTCCACGAGCTGTGCCACATCTGGCTCGGTGCCACAGGAGTGAGTGGAGCGGTTGCCGAGAGCGCCGTCGAGCAGTTCTGCAACGACGTTGCGGGCCGCTTCCTTCTTCCTTCTGCTGAGATCGAGACGCTCGCCGGTTTGCGCGGCGCGAGCTTCGAGAGCGTCGTTACTCGGATAAATGACTTCGCAGAACAGCGAAACATCAGCCGCTCTATGGTCGCTTACAAGCTGCTAAGAGAAGGCCTCATCGACCGAGAGCTTTGGAGCCGGTTGACTGCCCTCTTCCGTAGTCAGTGGAAAGCGGCTCGCGCATCGGAACGCGAAAGAAATCGGGAGCGCGAAGGCGGGCCGAACTACTACGTGGTGCGGCGTCATCGGTTAGGTGACGCGCTCGTCAACCTGACGGGTCGCATGCTCGCAGAGCGAATACTTTCCCCCACCAAGGCGGGAAAGGTTCTCGGCGTCAAAGCTTCCAATGTCTACGGCGTGGTCGGGGCCGGATCGGCCGGTTTTAACGCGGCGCAGGGGTGACGATTGTTACATCTGCTCGATGCCAGCACCCTTATTACCGCCAACAGGGAATACTATCCGTTGGACCGCATCCCCGAATTTTGGGATTGGCTCCTGCATCAGGGGGCGCAAGGTCAGTTAAAAATTCCACTTGAGATGGTGGAAGAGATCAGAGAAGGCACCGACGAAGTCGCCGCTTGGATCTCAGAGAGGGACCATCTACACGCATTGACCTGGAAGAAGATGTAGACGTTGACCTACTTCGGCGGGTTATTGAAGAAGGCTATGCGCGCGATCTGACGGATCAAGAAATCGAGATTATTGGTAGAGATCCCTTCCTCATTTCGCACGCATTGAAGTCGCCCGACCAACGCTGCGTCGTGACTGCCGAAATCTCGAAACCGAGCAAACAACGCGCCAATCGGAAGGTGCCAGACGTTTGCAATGATTTCGGCATTCGCCCGATGGACAGCTTTGGCCTTATCAGATCGCTGAATTTCTCAACGGCTTTGCGAGCCGCAGCAGGCGTGTGACCGCTTCGCTCCGATACCGACCACGTGTCGCGATGGGCCAGAGTGAGATATCGAAGGAGAACTGGGAGTTCCGAACCACATAAAGGCCGTCAGTTCAACTTGCGACGAAGCTTCTGAATGATTTCGCGCAGATCTTTCGCGTATTCCTCCACGATCCGCCGCGCTTCATCCAAGCGGGAAGGCTCGGGCGCCGGTAGTTCATCGGGACGTGGTTCGTCCGTCTGCTTCATGACGACACATCCAGCCAGCACCCAATGAGCCAATCAATGGGCCGCCCTAAGCTAAACACTTATCCAGATGTCCGAGTTATCCTTGCGGATCAAAGCTATGAAGCTTGCTTAGATCGAGGATGACAATCTCGCGTTGGGTGTTGCCTATAAAATTGAGAACGCCCTCGCAATGCAATCGAGACACTGCGCGCGAAACCGTTTCCAGCGACAATCCGAGGTAGTCCGCGATATCGCGCCGAGACATCGGCAACGACACATTGCTTGATCCGGTTCGGCGGTCCATCTCAATCAAGAATGCGGCAACCCTTTCAACAGCCGTCTTTCGGCCTAGAAGCAGCATGTGATTTTCCGCGTGCTCCAGATTGGCCGTTGTCATGGTAAGCAGGTTGCGCGAAATCGCGGCATCCGTGTCCGCCATGGACTGGAGGCTTACTCGCTTCATTAAATACACGGTGGTTTGGACGACGGCCTCTGCGGTAAATCGATGGTTCGCACCATTCTCGAGTCCGAAGATATCGTCTTTTAGATGAAATGCGCCTATTTGACGCCTACCATCAGATAGCATCTTATAACTTCGCACAGCGCCACGTTTAATTTGATAGACGTACTCGGCCGGTTCTTTTTCGCCGAAGATTTCCTTGCCTTTTCGGTACGTAAATTCGCTTAGCTTGACCATTGGATGTGGCGCACTCGTAAAGCCGAGATCGCCGAGTGTGTTGGGTCGAAGGCGTTGATCCGTGGTGCGAACAAACATGGCGGCCCCCTCTCCACCCTTAGGCATGCGTGCAGGAATGAGAAACCTTCGAGCTTCGACTTCTCTAAGGGAGCAGCAGCGTATTGGAGAGCGAGCTCTTAGGTCATTGTACCTAAGTACACGCCAATGTGCAGCTGGAACCTTGGCTTCGTCCGTAATTTGTCATTTTCGATGGCTTCAGCGGAGATTGTCGGTTGGAGTATTGCCCTCCCAGCGAGTTGATTTGTGAGTGAGTTTTGGTTTCGGGTCTTGATCGTCTTGGCGGGCTTACTGCCCGCGCTCATCATGATCGGCGCCATGATATATGGGACTTGACGGAATAGGCATTTGCTTCCTATAACGAAGCGACAGCCGAGGAGCCGCCCCATGAAGACCGCCGTCGCCTACATCCGCGTCTCGACCCAGAAGCAGGGCCGCTCCGGTCTAGGCCTTGAGGCGCAGCAGGCCGCCATCGCCGCGTTCGCCGCCGCCGAGGGTTACGATGTCATCGAGACCTTCGTCGAGATCGAAACTGGCAAGGGCTCCGATGCTCTTGAGACGCGCCCGCAGCTCGCCGCCGCCATCGCGCTGGCGACCAAGCTGAAGGGCACCGTAGTCGTCGCCAAGCTGGACCGCCTCACCCGCGACGTTCACTTCGGCTCCGGTCTGATGTCGCGCCGGGTTGCCTTCCGCGTCGCGGGGATGCCGCACGCCGACAACTTCCAGCTCCACATCATGCTCGCCGTCGCCGAGAAGGAGCGACAGGACATTTCTGATCGCACCAAGGCCGCCCTCGTCGCCTGCAAGGCGCGCGGCACCAAGCTGGGCGCGCCCAACGCTGGCCAGAACAAGGCCAAGGCCGCTGCCGCGTTTGCCGAGAGCCTGCGCGAGGTCATCGAACCGGTCATGTGCCAGTCGTCGCGCCAGATCGCGGCGCACCTGAATGCGCGCGGCATCACCACGGCGGAAGGTTCGTCGTGGCAGTCCGCGCAAGTCATCCGCCTGATCGCCCGCCTGCAGCCGAATGAGCAGCTCGATGTCGCCGCGTAAGACCACCCTCAATGCTCCCATGAGGGGCGCGGAGCTGGACGACGCTATCACCAAAATCTTCGGTGAGAACCGTCAAACCGCGTTCGCGCGCGCCATCGCCTCGACGCCGCGCACCGTGCGCAGTTGGGTCGCCGAGACCTACGGCATGGTGCCGCCGCACATCGCCATCCTCGTGCGCCTGATGCTGCAGGCGAAGGTGACGCCCGCGCAGCTGCCGGAGATCGAGCGATGAACTATTGGCTGGCCGCGTTCATTCATCGTCGTAGTCGCCACCTCGTTCATTCAGGAATGCTTTCCGAAGGTTGCCGAGTGGATCGGCGACGAGGTGTTGGGCCCTTACGTCTTCAGGCCTCTCGGCTACACGCTGGTCGGCCTGTTCTTGCTCGTCTTCTGCGTGCTGCCGTTCTTCGTGTAGGAATGGCTGCAGCTGAAACGCTGAAGGCCCGGCTGCTGAGGCCGGGCCTTTCTTGTCTCGCCGATCACGGAGGCCCGGCGCACCAAGGGGCATCGAGAGGCGCCAGTGCGGTGAGTAGCGAAAACTTGCTCCAAAACGCCCCTCAACGCAAGGCGTCGAAGAACACCCCGAGCCGGTGCCCGGCGTCCCCCAGCAGTTCGGCCGCCTTCTCCCGTGCCCGGTACGGCGAGCGCATCCCGAGGCTCGCGCCGGTCTCCTGCAGCCCCCTCCCGAAGCAGGCGACCTGATCGGCCACGAACGAGGGCCGGAAGCCGATTGCCTGCTTCGCGGCGTAATAGGTGCGCTTGTGGTCGAGCTGCGCCTCCGTCCGCGCCAGTCCGCTCATGGACGCCGGATCGAAGCTGTAGATGCGGTTGAGATCGACGCTGTTGAGCGGCCCCTGCAGGCCCGCCGCAGCCCAGTGCAGCGCATAGCGGCGCAGCGCCTGATATTCGAGCGCCGACAAAACCCGGCGCACCAGCGCCTTCCCCAGCGGGTCGTCGAGCATGGTGATGCGGCGGGATGATCGCGAGCGGCCGACGAGCTGGAAGTATTCGCCCGCCTTGGCGAGACGTTCCTGGGTGGGCCCGGCATCGTCGATTGGCAGCTGCATCGGCGACCTCGATGTGAGTGAGGTGGAGCGCTATGCGCCGCAATCTCCTCACCGGCAAGCCCTCGCGCGCAGTACCGGGGAAGGTGGTAGTTGTCTTGGTCTAGGTTCTAGTACCCGGAATCAGAGCTGAGTGATACGGCGGCCTTTGAAACGGCGTTGACGGACCTTTTTCTTGGTCCAGACGAAGGGCTCGGCTCTGTCGTTGTATGCGTTGACGTAGGCATCGATGTGTTCCTGAAGCTGCTTGAGGCTCGTGAAGGAGGTGCCGCTGAGCGACTGCCCCTGCAAGATGGAAAACCATACTTCGACCTGATTGAGCCATGACGCACTTGTCGGCGTGAAATGAAATTGCACGTTGGGGTGGGCCTTGAGCCAGTCCTCGTTCTTTTTATGGGTGTTGAGGTTGTCGAGGATGACGTGAAGCTTGCGGTTCGGAAAAGCCGCGGTGACGCTGTTCATGAAATTGAGAAACTCGACGCGGCGCCGGCGTTTTGAATGGGTCGCGATGATCTTTCCGGTGGCGACTTCGAGCGCCGCAAACAATGTTGTGGTGCCATGCCGCTTGTAATCGTGGCTTTGGCCGGTTAAGGCGCGGCCATTGGGCAACTTCAGATAACCCTGCGCTCGCTCCAAAGCCTGGATCGAGGGCTTCTCGTCCACGCACAGCACAATGGCCTTCGCCGGCGGCGCGACATAGAGGCCGACAACATCGGCGGCTTTGGCCGTAAAGTTCGGGTCGTTGCTCTCGCACCAGGACTTGCGAGCCACCAGGTCAATCTTGTGGCTGGGCAGGAAACGCCAGAAATATTGGACATCGACATCGCCCAGCGCCTCGGCCAGCAGGGGGCCGGTCCAGCGCGCAAACCCTTGCGGTGGCGGCTTATCCAGCAGCTTCAGAATCCGCTTGTCGGTCGTCTTCGTATAGATCGGCTGCTTGCCAGGCCGCGGCTTGTCTTGCAGCCCTTCAAGGCCATGGTCGGCATAGCGATGCCGCCAAAGGCTGACAATCCGCGGCTGGACCCCAACTTCCTTGGCGATCGACCGGGTGCTGCGCCCATCCGCCGCCAACAGAACTATCCGCGCCCGCTTCAAATCGCGCTGCAACGTCACCGGTGAGCGACAGCACGCCTCAAGCACCTTGCGATCTTTCCTCGAAAGGTGGACTTCTCTTGCTTCGGGTATCATCCCGACCTTGAATCACGACTCACGTTCCAAGAAAAGTGGGTACTAGGCGTCGCAATTGCCGCAGTATTTGCGCACGCAAATGCGCACGCAATTGCTGAGGTCGCATCGAGTCCTATCAATGGGTTACGGAAAATGAAGGCTGCACTCACGCACGGCGTTTGTTGTGCATGCCATGCAAGCGAATGAAATTTCCTTTCGCGCCGGCGTCCGACCTTTTCCCCGATATTTTTTCCCGGCGCACGATGGTCGCGTCGATCTCGGGCCAGCGCCAGCCCTCGCAGGGAAACTTGAGCGCGAGACGCGGGCGCATCTTCAACCACCCGCGCAGGCTCACCCGCGCGATCTGCGCGAGCACCTTGTCGTCGTTCGGCAGGAAGCCGTCGCGGCAGTAGACCGCGACGAGGTAGGTGAAGGCCGAGCGCTCCGCGAGCGTGAGCGTCTCGATCAGCTCCAGCCACCGGGGCAGCGGGATCGGCAGGATGATCAACTTGTGCTTCATCGCACACGCCAGCAGTGTGCCGCCTTCCCCGACCGATTGCGGCCCCTGCCTTCGTTGGTGATGAGCTGCATCTTGCGCAGCTCCGAGATGCGCGGCCTGATCGTCAGCACACTCTCGCGCAACGCTGCAGCGATCTCGTCAGCGGTGTGACCGGGGTTCTCGCGGATGTAGGCGAAGGCGCGCCTGCGCTGTGCTTCAGCGCCGCCCGCGACCTCCTCAGCAGCTTCGCGGGAGGTCTCGCCCTCCTTCCATCCCGGCGCGCTGGGGTAGGTGTATGGCGTGTCGCCCAGCTTATCCTTCATCGAACCCATGTCACGTCTCCGCGTGATTATCGACAATGCGAACCCAGCTGTACCTTCCGACCTTCGTCTTCTTGCGCGCGGTGTCGGTCTTGATGGTCAGGTGCTTGGCGTAGAGTCCATCGGCGAGCGCCTGCGGGTTGCTGTCGCACTGCATCAGCTCGACATCGTGGTCGTTGCCGATCTCGCGCACCCAGATGCTGTAACGCTTCTTCACCGTCATTCTCCTGGTGCGCGATACTTCATCGCCAGAACGAACGGGTTGATCCCGTAGCTCAGCCACCAGCCCAGCTCGTCGCCGTAGGCGTGGCTCTCGCGGTGGTGACGCGAGCACAGCGGCAGCGCCCATTTGTCGTGGCTCTTTTCCTGCATGCCCGCGTACCGCTTCCCATCGTTGATCGAACCGACGCGCAGATGAGCGGCTTCGGTCGAGGTGTCGTCGCCGCAGATGCAGCACGGCTGTGTGCGGATGTAGGCGAGGTACGCCTCGTCACGCTGCCGTGGGTCGCGCATCAATTGATCGTCGCACCGGACTCGTCGTCATCATCGTCGGCCATGTCGAGGAGCATGCGGCGCACCTCCGGGTCGTCGAGGTCCAGCGGCTTCACGCCCATCGCATCGAGCGCCTCGCTGGGGCTGGCGTACTTGCCGGTGCGGACGCCATCGAGATGCTGACGCAATTGCGCAAGCATCTCCGTCATGGTCTCCTTCATCTCCGGGTGCTCAGCCATCGCGGCCTTCACCTGCTCCGACATCGCCACCGTGAAATCTTCGCCAGCCGGAATCTCGTTGAGCCGCGCCTTGATGTGCTGCACCATGTCGTCCCACGTCGTGATGATCGCCTTCAGCGTCGCCTCCTTAGTGTTGCCCGAGGAGATCGCGCCGTAGACGATGACGGCGAGCAGCGCCTCGAACCCTTCGATGAAGGGTCGCGCCGTGCTTGCCCAGCGCGTCCATCACGGCGTTCTCCAGCATGCGTTGCTTATCCATTTTCCTTGTTCCTCCACGCCTGATAGGCGAAATCGATTTGGTGCCACTTCTGCCGTTCTTCCGTGCGGCCCGGCTTGCCGAGATCGCTGCGGCTCGCGACGCCACAGTGATGGCGCACGCAGTCGGCGGCGTGCCCCTCGTCGGCGACATCCGCGTAGTGCAGCTCCTCGCGCAGGAATGCCCAGAACGTCGGCTCCTTGCAGCGCATGCCCGCCTGCTTCGCCGGGCCGAGGTCGCGCCACTTGTCGCGCTCCATGCTGGCGTGATCG